ACGTGATGCTAAATGGAAAGAGGAGACAATTAAGAATACATCTCCCAGACAATTCGCACAGGAGTTTGAGTGCGACTTCCTTGGATCTGCTGATACATTAATCAGTCCAGCGAAACTCCAAACCATTCCGTTCACCGACCCCATTAGTAGCAATGCAGGACTTGACGTTTATAAGAGGGCAGAAAAAGATCACGAATATATCATTACTGTGGATGTTGCCCGAGGAATCGGTGGCGACTATTCTGCTTTCCTCGTGTTTGATATCACCACTCTCCCGTATCAGATCGTTGCAAAGTACAGAAATAATGAGATTAAGCCTGTACTGTTTCCCTCGGTAATTTTTCAGGTAGCGAAAGAATACAACAACCCATACATTTTAGTTGAGGTAAACGATATTGGAGACTCTATTGCTGCTACTCTTAATTACGATCTTGAGTATCCCAATGTCCTTATGTGTGCAATGCGTGGACGTGCTGGTCAAGTTGTTGGTCAGGGTTTCTCAGGAAACAAAACGCAACTAGGTGTAAAGATGAGCGTGACCGTTAAGAAGATTGGTTGCGCTAACCTCAAAGCAATTATTGAGGAAGACAAGTTATTGTTTAATGACTTTCAAATATTCCAAGAACTCACTACGTTTGTGCAGAAGAAACAAGCATGGGAAGCAGATGAAGGATATCATGATGACCTTGTAATGTGTATGGTTCTGTTTGCATGGTTAGTCATGCAGGAATACTTTAAAGAAATGACGGATCAAGATATCCGAAGAAGAATTTACGAAGAACAACGTAATCAGATCGAGCAAGATATGGCTCCATTTGGTTTTGTTGATGACGGTCTGGGTGATGATACCTTCGTGGACGGGGACGGCACCGTTTGGGAGTATGGAACAACACAAGAAGAAGTATCCTACATGTGGAACTATTGATGGATTTAGAGGATCAATTTTCATTAGAACACCTTCTGTTTAAAGAAAGAACATGTAGAACATGTGGGCAGAAGAAAATTTTAATTGAAGATTTTTACCTCATAAGGAAACAAAAGAAAGGATTACCGTCTGCATATTCATATGAATGCAAAGACTGTACTGTAAAACGAGTTACTAAATCTAGAAAAAATAAAATTACTGGTGCTGACTGGTCATATCCAGACTGGTAGTATGTTCATGCGTTGTTTTCCCACCTGAAGCATCCAAAATAATAAATAAGTTTAGACAATTTTGGGTACTTTTTCAGGAGAAAAACATGGCAAGTCAAATCTCGCCTGGTGTAGTCATTAAGGAACGCGACCTTACCGCAGGAACCGTTGTAAACTCTTCAGCAGTTTCTGCTGCAATTGTTACAACTTTCCAGAAAGGTCCAGTTAATGAAGTCACCACGATCTCTTCACAGAGAGAACTATTAGAAACATTCGGCACCCCTGGTGACTCCAATGCAGACGATTTCTTCGTAGCATCTGAGTTCCTAAACTACGGTGGTCGCCTCGCAGTTGTTCGTGCAAAGACTGGCGCAGTCAATGCAGGTGCAGCAGCAATTATCGAAAACCAGACAGATTACGCTTCCAGAATTAAAGGTAGCAATCCTGCATGGAAATTCGCAGCGAAAACTGCAGGTACACATGGTAACGCACTAGACGTTATCGTTGCTGACCGTGGCGCTGATCAATACATCAGACTAGCATCTGTTCCTGCTGGAATGATCGCTGGTACTAACCTAACATTCTCAGGTGGTAAGACTGCAGAGGTTCTTTCCTGGGACGGCACTAACACTGCTGCAATCATCCTCGATGATCCATCAACTCCTCTGACTACATCCGACACACTCGACACTCCTGATACTGGTGTAGCATCTACACTTGCTATTGCAGGTGCTGGTACTGGTTATCGCTCTGCTTCTGCTCTAGCAACTACAGGCGGTAATGGTTCTGGTCTAACTGTAGACATCACCGTTTCGACTGGTACAGTTAATGCACTTGGTGCTATCTCTGCTGGTGGTTCTGGTTATGCTGCTACAGGAACTGCAGTAGCAACAACCTCCACTGGTGCTGGTACTGGATTGACCGTTGACTTCACTGCTACTGCTGGTGTTGTTGATAGCGTTGCAATCAATGCTGCTGGTGATGCAAACTATGCAGAAGGCGATGTAATCACGATCACAGGTGCTGGTGCTAACGCAACCTTCACCATCGATTCTGGTATGGTTACTGGTCCAATCACCGCTGCTGTATCTAACGTAGGTGGTACACTTTACGAAGTAAACGATACAGTCACTGTTACTCAATCTGGTGGAGCAGCTGGTACTCTAACTGTTTCTGCAGTTCAGGATACTTCGATTGCTATCCAAGATGCATACGACTGGTGGACAAACACTAACACTGATGGAACCGAAGGAATTCCTGGTGATGGACTAACCCGTCTATCTGCTATCGGTCCTCGTCCTGGTACTTCTGCATTCGCTGCAGACAGAGGCGTCAAATATGACGAACTACACATCGCTGTTGTAGACAGAGATGGATCTCTATCTGGTAGCAAAGGAAGCATCGTCGAGAGACTAACTTATCTTTCCAAACTAAGCGATGGTAAGACTGGTGAAGGTGGTGCAGCATACTACGTAGATCAACTAGAACTCGTTTCTGAGTATGTCTATGCTGGTTCTGCTGTAACACAAGCACACGCTCCTTCCACTACTCAAGCAGGTACTGCATGGGGTGCTGCATCCGCTAGCGGAATGTGGATGAAGGTTAGTGGTGTAGTTGCTACTACTCTAACAGGTGGTGCTGATGATTACGACTACACTAACGGAGAGTTTGAGTCTGGACTAGACCTATTCGCTGATAAAGAAACCACATCGATCGACTTCATCCTAATGGGTGGTGGCGTTCCTGGTGGAAATGAAGCAAACGCTAAAACTAAGGCAGCATACTGTGCAACAGTCGCTGGTCTGAGAAAAGATTGCGTTGCTTTCCTATCACCTTACAAAGAGAATCAGGTTTCTGGTACTGTAACACTAACAAGAGCACAGCAGAAGACTAACACAATTAACTTCTTCTCAAATCTTGGTTCTAGCTCTTACGCAATGCTAGACAGTGGTTACAAGTATTTCTATGACCGCTTCAACGATAAGTACCGCTACATTCCTTGCAACGGAGACGTTGCTGGTCTGTGTGTCTCTACTTCCGCAACTCTTGACGATTGGTTCTCCCCTGCTGGTTTAAACAGAGGTGGAGTACGCAATGCAATCAAACTTGCATTCAATCCAACTGGTGCAGATAGAGACGAACTTTATCAAGCAAGAATCAATCCTATTGTTTCTTTCCCTGGTCAAGGTATCACACTATTCGGTGATAAGACTGCACTGTCTTCACCTTCTGCTTTCGACAGAATTAACGTTCGTCGTCTCTTCATCAACATTGAGAAGAGAGCAGAAGCACTTGCTAAGGGTGTACTCTTTGAGCAAAATGATGAGACCACAAGACTTGGTTTCACCAATGCGCTTTCTTCCTACCTCACTGAGGTTCAGGCAAGAAGAGGTATCACTGATTACCTAGTTGTTTGTGATGAATCAAACAACACCGCATCTGTAATTGATAGAAACGAGTTTGTTGCTGAAGTATTTGTAAAACCAACCCGCTCGATCAATTACATCACCCTGTCCTTTGTTGCTACTAGATCTGGAGTTTCCTTCAGTGAAGTAGTTGGACGCGCTTGATACAACTACGATTCAATTAACCACGGAAAGAGGAAAAAACAATGGCTATTAACTCAAACGTAAATGAGTTTCTGCAGAGAATCAAGCAAGGCGTTAAGCCTAATATGTTCCTGGTCAACTTCGAGTTCCCAGGAACACTCGCCAAGGGTGGTACAGACGTTGATCTGACTAACATCCTTTGCAAATCTGCAGCACTCCCAGCATCCAACTTGGGTGTTATCGAAGTTCCTTTCAGAGGAAGAACTGTAAAGATTGCAGGTGATCGTACATTCGATACCTGGACTGCAACATTCGTCAACGATGAAGACATGAGAATTCGTGCCTTCATGGAACAGTGGGCAGCGCAAATCAATACACATGCTGGTAACAGAGCACCACTATTCACACCTGAAACTGATGGTACTGGTTACATGGCTCACCTGCTGGTTAAGCAGCTAGAGAAAGACGGAACTGATAACGGCAGCGTCATCAGAGAGTACAAACTCTGGCATTGCTTCCCAACCAACATTTCTCAGATCGATCTTGCTTATGATAGCAATGATCAGGTCTCTGAATTCACGGTTGAATTCCAGTTGTCCTATTGGACTTCTGAAACTGGTGGAGCAGCAGCATCTAACCCACCATCGATCTCGGTAGAAGACTAATTTTTGAAGTCCTAAATAGAATAGTTGAGACAGTGTACAATACACGATGAGTCAATTATTCGGATTTCAAATTAATCGTAAGGATAAGGGCAGGGGTCAATCCCCTGTCCCTCCTAATGCTGAGGACGGAGTAAACGTCGCAGCTGGCGGTTACTTTGGAACGTATGTAGAAACGGATGCTCAAGCAAGAAATGAGTATGACCTTATCAAGAGATATAGAGATATGTCTCTACATCCAGAGTGTGACTCTGCGATTGATGATATTGTTAACGAGTTTGTTGTTAGTGATTCCAATGATACATGTGTTCATATTGATCTAACCAATTTACAGGTTGGAGCTTCAGTTAAGAAACGCATTAGAGAAGAGTTTGAGTACATCAAACGTCTTCTCAATTTTGATATGAAGGCACATGAACTTATCCGCAACTGGTATGTTGATGGTAGAACATATTACCACAAGGTAATCGACCTCAATGATCCTAAGAAGGGTATTTTAGAACTTCGTTATATTGATCCTCTAAAAATTAGAAGGGTCAGACAAAAAATCAAAAAAGTAGAAGACCCTATTGCTATTCGCGGTACTGCGCTAGAGCATGAGTGGGGAGACTACGTTGATTACTACGTATACAATCCAAAAGGTTACGGTAGACAATCTTCGATGATTGGGACAGGTGACTTCTCCAGTAACCAGGGGATTAAAATTGCTTTTGATGCAATCACATATGTTCATTCTGGTTTGCAGGATATGAACAAAAGGATGCATCTAAGTTTCCTACACAAAGGAATCAAAGCACTCAATCAATTAAGAATGATTGAAGATGCTCTGGTTATCTACAGATTGTCTCGTGCTCCTGAACGTAGAATTTTCTATATTGATGTTGGTAACCTGCCTAAAGTCAAGGCAGAACAATACCTTCGTGACGTTATGAATCGCTATCGTAACAAGTTAGTTTACGATGCTGCTACTGGCGAGATTCGTGACGACAAAAAGCACATGAGTATGCTAGAAGATTTTTGGTTGCCTCGTAGAGAGGGTGGTCGCGGAACTGAGATCACTACCCTACCTGGCGGACAAAACCTTGGCGAACTCAAGGATGTGGAGTATTTTAAAAAGAAACTCTACAATTCTCTCAATCTTCCTCCCTCTCGTCTCACCGACGATAACAAAGGATTTAATCTTGGTAAAACCACTGAAGTCCTTAGAGACGAACTTAAGTTCGGTAAGTTCATCGGAAGACTACGTAAAAGATTTAGTGGAATCTTCCACGATACCCTCAAGACTCAACTCATTCTAAAAGGAGTAATTGCTCCTGAAGATTGGGATGAAATGGCGGAGCATATTCAGTATGACTTCCTTCATGATAATCATTTCAATGAGTTGAAAGAACTTGAGATGGAGACTCAAAGGATTGCACTCGTCACACAAATGGATGCATTTGTTGGTAAGTATTATTCTGTTGACTATGTTCGTAGACACGTCCTTGGACATAAGGATGATGAGATCAAGGAACAGGATAAGCAAATGCGTAAAGAGATGGAAGCAGGTCTCATTATGGATCCTGTAGATGTTAATACGTTTGATATGATGGATCGCCAAAATACAGCGTATCAACCAGAAATCTCTGCACAACAGGCGGATGATGCACATGAAAGATCTCTTGAAGCATCAAAAGAACAGGCAAGATTAAAACCCGCGCCTTCTAAAACCTCTAGTAATGATAAATAATTTTTACAGTTATGGAACAATCTAACCCAAACAGCGAAGTTATGAACGTTGTCGATAAGATCGAGAACGGTAACAGAGCAGATGCAATCAGCGCTATTAACGATTTGCTATTTTCAAAAGCAGCAGATGCAATGGCGGCATACAAACAGATTGTAGCGAAAACTTATTTTGACGAACCAGCAGAGGCACTACCAGATGAAACTGATAACGGAAACGATTGAAGACGTAAAACTAATCACCGAAGGAACTGGTGATGATAAAAAGTTGTACATCGAAGGTGTTTTTCTTCAGTCGGAACTAAAGAACCGCAACGGTCGCATGTATCCTTTCTCTGTTCTAGAGAAAGAAGTGAATCGTTACAACGAAGAGTATGTTAAAACCAAGCGTGCTCTAGGTGAGTTGGGTCACCCTGATGGTCCTACTGTTAATCTCGATAGAGTTTCACACAGAATTACTTCACTCAAAGCAGAAGGTAATAACTTCATTGGTAAAGCTCAAATTCTAGATACACCAATGGGTAAGATTGCTAAGTCTCTACTAGGAGAGGGAGTTCAACTAGGAGTTTCTTCCCGTGGTATGGGTAGCATCGATAAGCGCGAAGACGTTAATGTTGTTATGGATGACTTCATGCTAGCAACTGCTGCTGATATCGTAGCAGATCCTTCCGCGCCAGATGCATTCGTTAACGGCATCATGGAAGGCAAAGAATGGGTATGGGACAATGGAATTCTAAAGGAATCAAAAGTTGCTAAATACCAGAGATACATTGATGAAAGCACTCGTCAACAGCTTGAGGAGAGAACCCTCAAGGTGTTTGGTGATTTCCTTTCAGGATTATAATTTAATAAATAAACTATAGACTAATCATACGAAACACGAGGATAACTCAAATGTCAGATATGTTAAACGAAAAGTTCGCGGAGTTCGTTAGTGAGCAAAACGTCGTCCTTGCAGAAGGCGATCCAATGCCTACTGTAACTGCTGCTGTGCTCCCTGCAAACCCTGCTGCTCCTGGTGGTGGCATTAGTGGTGAACCTAACCGCGCTAAAGGCGGTTCCGATCCTCAACCTTCTGTAGGTACAGAGGTTGCTCCTTCAGGTCAGTCCGTTACCGATAATGGTGGTCCTCGTCCAGATGGTAACGACGAAGGTGAAGACAATCCTGGCGCTAAGGCTGCTGCACCTGTTGGTGCTAAGGCAGCACAAAGCGACGGAACTGCACAAACCGCTAACATCAATGACGCAGGCGACCAAGGCACTACTCCTTCTGTAGGTGCTGAAGTTGCATACGGAACCAGCAAAGGTCCCGACGTTTCGTATCCTATCAAACCATCGTATGAGTCTGTTGACGTTTCTGACGACGTTAACGCATTACTAGAAGGAACCGAACTCTCCGAGGAGTTTGCCGAGAAAGCAAAGACTATCTTTGAAGCTGCTATCAAGGCAAAAATGTCGGAAGAGTACGACAAGCTTGTAGAACATTTTGCTAACGAACTCGATAAGCAAGTTGCTGCTGCTAGAGCAGAACTTTCCGAGGAAGTTAACGGCACTATGAACTACGCCATCGGTCAATGGATGGAATCCAATCAGGTTGCTGTTGACCGTGGAATCAGAAATGAGATTACTGAAGACTTCATTGCAGGTCTCAAGAATCTCTTTGAAGAGCACTACATCTCTATCCCCGACGACAAGGTTGACGCGGTAGAGGGTATGGCTGATACTATTCGTGAAATGGAAGAGCGCCTAGACGAACAGGTCAAGGCTAATGTGAAACTACAGAATCGTCTCAATGAGTCTGCTAAGAAGGTCATCGTTAACACTGTTAGCGAAGGTCTAGTAGATACTCAGAAGGACAAACTCGCTACTCTCGCTGAGGGTGTTGACTTTGTATCCGAAGAGGAATACACAAAGAAAGTTAAAGCACTTAAAGAGAGCTACTTCCCCAACGCACCTGTTGTGAGAGAAGAGACTGAAGAAACACCAGTAGAAGAAGCAGATGTATCCCCAGCAATGGCGGCATATATCAATGCAATGTCTCGCTGGTCTAACTGATTATAACCGTACTAATTTTTCCAAATTCAGAGGCACAAACAAATGTTTAATGCAAAATCTCTGCAGGAAAAGTGGGCACCTGTTCTAGGTCATGAGGGCGCTAGCGCCATCAAAGACAACTATAGAAAAAGTGTTACCGCAGTCCTGCTAGAAAACCAAGAAAGATTCCTACGCGAAGAGCGTGGAATGATCAACGAAGTCGCAGTCAACAGCCTAGGAGCTTCTACAGTATCTCCTGCTGGTTCTGCACTTGGTAACAGCAATACCGCAGGTCTAGCTGGTTTCGACCCTGTTCTGATCTCGCTGATCAGACGCTCTATGCCTAACCTAGTTGCATATGATATCTGCGGCGTTCAACCAATGTCTGGTCCTACTGGACTAATCTTCGCAATGCGTTCCCGCTACGAGAACCAAGGCGGCGAAGAGGCACTGTTCAACGAACCAGATACTGGATTCTCTGCAGCACACGACGCATCTGCTGGAGCATATACTCCTAGAACTGGCGCTGGTGTTGGTGGCGATTCCGAAGGTAACAACCCTGCTCTCCTTAACGACGCTTCCCCTGGAACCTATGAGGTTGCTAGAGGCATGGCTCGTGAAGATCTTGAGAAGATGGGCGAAGCGAACAGACTGTTCCGCGAAATGTCCTTCAGCATCGAGAAGACCTCTGTTACTGCGAAGTCCAGAGCACTCAAAGCTGAGTACACCCTAGAACTAGCACAAGACCTCAAGGCGATCCATGGTCTAGATGCTGAGCAAGAGCTCGCTAACATCCTGTCTAGCGAAGTCCTTGCTGAGATCAACCGTGAAGTCGTCAGAACGGTCTACACTGTTGCTAAGCCTGGTGCAGCAAACAACGTTGCAACTTCTGGTGTATTCGACCTCGACGTTGATTCCAACGGACGTTGGAGCGTTGAGAAGTTCAAGGGTCTTCTCTTCCAAATCGAGCGTGATGCTAACGCAATCGCACAAGAGACTCGTAGAGGAAAGGGCAACTTCCTGATGTGTTCTGCAGACGTTGCTAGCGCACTAGCAATGGCTGGCGTACTTGACTACAGCAGCGGTCTAACTGGTGCAGGCGGTCCTTCCATCGGTGAAGTCGATGATACTGGTAACCTCCTAGTCGGTACAATCAACGGACGCATCAAGGTCTACGTTGATCCTTATGCAGCAAACCTAAGCGACAAGCACTTCTATGTCGTCGGTTACAAGGGCACCTCGCCTTATGACGCAGGTCTCTTCTACTGCCCATACGTACCCCTCCAAATGGTTCGTTCCATCGACCCAAGCACCTTCCAGCCTAAGATTGGCTTCAAGACTCGCTACGGCATGGTATCCAACCCATTCGTTACAACTAACGGTCTGTACAGCGGTACTCCTGATGGTGAGACCCTCACCGCAGGTTCTAACATGTACTACAGACGCACACAGGTTACCAACCTTATGTGATCTATCGTTACATACTTTGTTTGGGGGTCCACACGGACCCCTTTTTTTGTACCTGTGTAACTATATAAAAGTTATAAGGAGAGTATAATATGAAGAGTACGATGCAGTATTTGATTTGGTTGTCTATACTAGAGCAAATGCAGAAAGCAAAAGATACAAAAAGTCAATACTACAATATGGTCTTTGCAAAGGTAAAACAAAATGAACCAAGAAAAAATGCCTAGAGGAAGATTGAGTAAAACTGATATGCTTGCAAAAGTATACAAACTTAAAACTGAATTGTATGATGGTACACAGCACGACAAGTCAGGAGACTGGCATGATGGTGCTCACCACGCTTACAACACTATCCTGGATATTATCAATGAATACACAAGCTGATTGGCGCTACAGTGATGAACGTATGGATGTTAGGACTCACGGTCTGAACATTTTGCTTCACAAATTTGGTAGAGAATTATGTTCTGATGGATCTCCACGTTATTCTAGTCAAAGTATCTACGAGTGTGTCCATGATTGGGTCTCTCAAGGAAACGTGAGGACAGACGGAATCGTCGCTTACTACAAAGCATACTACGCATGAACCAAAACGATAAAAAAGAATTTTATAAAGGACTGCGAGAAAGAATTAAACAACTAAGGATGGGTCACCTTTTTGAGGAACCCTGTCCATTGTATGAACCAGAGTGGGAAGAAGACCATTTCTGGGATTGTAGATTAACTTACGATCAGGATGACGAAGAATGAAATCTCAATTTACATTGCTATTATGTTTTGCTCCCCTTGCTATTATCTACATAGTAATGAAGATTGCCGTATGGATGTCTGCTGTAAATGCTGAAGCGGATTATGTCAGAAAAGAACCTTTACGCAAACGAGGACCCTATCTGGAGAATGCGTATGCAGATGTTGATGCGGAAGAAGAGGAGTATGGAGATCGCACAGATTATCGATAAAGCTCTTTATGATCACTACTCAGAGAAGGGCAAACCTGTTCCTATCTGGAAAAAGAAAGACCCTGACTGGTGGACTACATACCTAAATGATCTAGGAATAGACCCGAGGAACCCATGAACTTTAATTTGACTTTGGAAGATTTCACGATCATCCAGAATGCATTACATTATTACAAGAAGGTAAACAAACGTGGTAACTTCCAATCGTTTGATGAAGATAGAATCAATAAACTTAGAGATAAATTATCCTATCAAATAATTCCACCTAGCCCAGGACACCCATGAACGAAGAAGACGACAGCGTAGTAATGTATCAGATTGAATTGGCTCCATGTGACGCCTATCTGTTATATCACTGTGTATGTAAACGTCTAGAGAACTGGGAAGGTTCTCCTGCTAGACCAGCAGAAGAACAAGAACACTTATGGGATCTAAAGAACTCACTGTACAAGATAGTTCTAGATCACAAATTCCATGATATGTGACTAACTAAATAGTTACAGCTTGGGAAGTTGATATGTCTGCCGACTGGTACAAAGCACAACCAAAGAACAGAAACTACCTGTCTCCACTTGGGTTCAAACTAGAACTCGACTTGTTTGACGGCGTAGATTTTTTCTGTCAAAGTGCTAACGTACCAGAGATCGCAATGCCTGTAACAGAAGTCCCTACAAGGTTTCGCTCTGTACCCATCGTTCCTGGTGGTGGAGTGACCTTTGGGGACTTTTCTGTGCAGTTTATTATTGACGAAGATCTAGCAAACTACAACTCAATACAGAAGTGGATCAGGAGAAATGGTAACGATGGTGCAGATAGCACAGTCGTCCCATCAGAACCTGAGTACAGTGACGGTCGGTTACTGATCACCACTTCTAACTTTCAAATCAAGACAGCGGCAGTGTTTAAGAACTTGTTTCCCATCTCACTAACGTCTATTCCATTTGATGCTACTTTGACCGACCAAGAATACTTTACAGCTAACGTTGTTTTCAAGTATCATAACTATATGATCACCGACACCAATCTAAATGAACTTTGATTCCCTTCGTAATCGCTTTGAAAAAATCCGTGCTGATTGGGCAGAAGACTCTGAGGTAGATTTTCAATTTAAGAACAAACAATATACCACAGATCTTGGTCAGTTGGCGCTGCAGATCCCTTTCCAGCACAATAAATACTTAAACCACTACACTGATTTAACAGAGATCAAAACCTCATTGGAGTTTCAAGCAAGGCAACTTGTGAGGCAGAAAAGAGAATATTATGGTGGAGAAGCTGACGCCAAAACCTATGCAGAGAAACCATTCGGCAACAGCATCAAAACCTCAGAGAAGATGAAAGTATATCTTGAGTCTGACGATGATATTATCAACATGGAAGCAAAGGTCAAGTACATTGACCAGATGCTTTATTTTCTAGACCAAGTAATGAAACAAATTTCCAATCGTGGATTCCAGATCAATTCTGCAATTCAGTGGGAGAAATTTATCAACGGCAGTGACTAATGACCGACATTGTAATCAAGAAAAAGAATGAGGTATACGTCACTATTGCGGGCGCACCTCATATTCACCATGAGTTATCTGACTATTTTTCTTTTGAAGTACCAGAAGCAAAATTCCTAAAAAGAAATCCCAGGTACAAATACTGGGATGGAATGATCCGCTTGTATTCGCCTGGGACTGGTGAGTTATATGGTGGTCTTTTAGATCACCTGAATGAGTGGGCGTATGAAAGGGCATACACCATAGGATATGAACAGAACGATTGGTATGGTCAAGTAAGCGAGACTAACGACTTTGTGTCCCTAGAAGGGGTCAAAGTGTTCATGGACAAGATAAGTAATGTCCCACCCCGTGACTACCAATACAAGGCGGTCTACGAGGCGCTGAAGAACAATCGTAAATTACTTCTTTCTCCTACGGGCAGCGGAAAGAGTCTGATGATCTATTCCCTCGTCAGATACTATTGCGCTACCAACAAGAAAACGCTCATCATCGTGCCTACTACTTCCCTGGTGGAACAAATGGTCAACGATTTCAAAGAATACGGATGGGATGTTGATGCTCATGTTCATAAGATTTACAGTGGGAAAGATAAGAACACAGATAAAGAAGTAATCATCTCAACATGGCAGTCTATCTACAAGTTCCCCAAGAGGTACTTTGACGACATTGACTGTGTGATTGGAGACGAAGCTCATCTCTTTAAGTCTAAGTCATTGACGGGCATTATGACCAAACTTCATAATGCGAAATACAGATTTGGTTTCACTGGTACGCTTGACGGTAGCAAGACACACAAGTGGGTGCTAGAAGGATTGTTTGGATCCTGTAAACAGGTTACCAAAACCGACGACTTAATCAAGTCTGGTTACTTATCTAAATTTAGGATCAAGGTACTGCTTTGTAACCATGCCCCGCAATACTTTGAATCATATCAAGAAGAGATTGATTTCCTGGTGCAACACCGTGGAAGGAACAACTTGATCAAGAATCTAGTAGCGGACATTGAAGGCAACACCCTTGTACTATTCAATTATATCGAAAAACATGGGGAACCGTTGTATGAATTGATAAATAATACCGTAGATGATCAGAGAAAAGTTTTCTTTGTTCATGGTGGAACAGATGTTGAGGACAGGGAAGAAGTTAGACACCTAACTGAAACCGAAAACAATGCCGTCATTATTGCATCATACGGTACGTTCTCCACTGGTATTAACATCAAACGATTACACAATATTATCTTTGCTTCACCTAGTAAGTCTCGTGTTAGAAACTTGCAATCCATAGGAAGAGTCTTACGTAAAGGAGAAGGTAAAGACATCGCGACTTTATACGATATCGCTGACGATATTAACGGTAGGAATTACACACTCAAACATTTAAACGAGAGAGTAAACATCTATCAGTCTGAAAACTTTAAGTATGAGGTTATTAAAGTAAACCTACGATAAGAACGTATGGAAGAAGAATTTTATGCAACCGTAAAACTGATATCAGGTGAAGAGATCATTTGTAGATTAGCTTACCTGACTGAAGAAAATACATGTTTGATACATGAACCAATGTTGGTTGAACATGTATCTAGAAAAAAGAGTAATCAAAATGTAACTGGGTTTACATTAACAGAATGGATACACTCTACGTTTGATGATCTGTTTCTCTTACCAAAAGAACATATCCTTACTATGACTGAATGTTGTGAGAAAGTAGAGAAGTTTTATCTGAAGTGTTTATCAGATGATAAGAAAGCAAAGTCTTTACTTAAACAACAAAAAGAACGTAACCATAATAACCCTGAAAAGATAGTACCTGGATACGTAGGATCAGTAGATCAAACAAGAAAAATACTAGAGAAGATATTTAAAGGAAGCTAAGCTACCACACTCCTTTGAACCTTCACAAGGTTATTGTACTGATATTCTGAGGTTTCGTCAAGCCCCTGTTGCATCAGTTTCCTTTTTGTGATAAGATACAAACATGCAAAAGGAAAACTATGGTTAGGCGTAAAAACACAGAATACTATGTAAACAACAAAGAACTGTTGGAAGCAATGACTTCTTACAAGGAGCGGGTGATTTACGCCAAGGAACATGGTAAGTCAAAACCAAGAGTCAGTAACTATGTGGGAGATTGCTTCCTAAAGATTGCTACTCATCTGTCTTATAAACCGAACTTCGTCAACTATCCATTCAGAGAGGATATGATCTGCGACGGTATCGAGAACTGTCTGCAGTACATCGACAACTTTGATCCTGAGAAATCTAGTAACCCTTTTGCATACTTTACTCAGATCATCTACTACGCTTTCCTACGCCGTATCCAGAAAGAGAAAAAACAACTAGAGATCAAGCAGAAGATCCTAGATCATTCTGATGCAGCAAGTGTTATGCAAATCGACGACAGTGGTGGTACTGCTGGTATGTCTGATATGAATAGCATTAAAGAAAACATTGAAATTAGGATGAATCGCTAATGTCTGACGAGAATGCTTTGTGGGAAGACATGAGAAGACTCAATACTTTGTATGAAGAACTCATGTGGGGATGGGATGACGTGTTAGAATTTACTATTGAAAACGGCAGAATCGTAATTTATAATAAGACTCAAGAAGATGAACGAACATCCTGAAATTGCTGAACATGAATGGTTTGAAACACCCTATGGAGAATTCCGTGTCGAACAAAAACGCTTTGGAACGTGGTCTAGCTATGGTAAGGATGGTACGCCGCTCATCACAGCGCTCACGAGGGAGGTGTGCATTTCGGGAACGAGATTTCACCTGGAAGGTATCAATACAAACTGGGCAAACTGCAGGACTTCCAAGCCTTTTAATGGAATCGTTGGAGGAAAATTATGAAGATTGCTCTAATAACTGATCAACATCTTGATGCCCGTAAGGGCAGTCTTGCTTTCTGGGATTACTTTCAAAAGTTTTATGATAATGTATTCTTTCCTACTCTAGAGAAAGAAAAAGTCAAGGTTGTCTTTGATCTTGGTGATACATTTGATAACCGAAAAACAATTGATTTCAACAACTTCAATCGCATCAATGAAAATTATTTCAAGCGAATGAAAGATTACGAAGTTCATATGATTCTTGGTAATCATTGTACGTATTATAAGAATACAAATAAGATCAACTCACCTGAACTTCTTTTAGAACAGTACGACAATATCAACGTCTATTCTGAAGCCAAGGAAATTACTATGGGTGGGAAATCATTCCTGATGTTACCTTGGATCAATAAAGAAAACCAAGATGAAGTCTTTGGATTACTTGAAAGATGTGATGCGGACATTTGTTGTGGTCACTTAGAACTTTCAGGATTTGAGATGACTCCTGGATTTCTTATGGATCATGGTATGGATAGAAATCTGTTCCATAGATTCAAACGTGTTTGGTCTGGACATTTCCATCACAAATCAAAGCACGGTAATATTCAGTATCTTGGTAACCCATATCAAATCTACTGGAACGATTACAAAGATCCTCGCGGTTTCCATATTTATGATACAGAGACCGACAAACTAAAGTGGTATAAGAATCCGTATGAGATCTTCCACAAGATTTACTATAACGATAATGAAACTGACTATGATACTGTAGATGTGAGTCCTTACAAAGATTCGTTTATCAAAGTTATAGTACAGGAAAAGAGAAAGTATTCTCAGTTTGATTCTTTTATTGAGAGATTGTATCGTGAAGGAGTTCATGATGTTAAAATCCTTGAAACTCTAGTTGAATCAGAGATCGATGAAGATGCTGATATCGATGTTAAAGATACTCTCACTCTGCTTAATGAGTATATTGATGAAGTTGAAGTCTCTGTAGACAAGACCGAACTCAAGAAACTTATGCAGACTCTATACATAGAATCGTGTGAAGTAACATGACCAATGTATATTCTTACTTTAACTGGTCAACCTGAGCAGGTCTTTTCTCTCAACAATATTGACGACATTCAGGTTGTTCCTATGTTTGAGGAAGAAGAGGATGCTGAGCGTTATGTATATTTGGTAGATGAATTAGCAGATCCTATGGCTCCTGAATTGGATGTGGTAGAGATCGACGGAGATGCTATAATTACTGTATGTGAGTCACAGGGACACGAGTATATTGTGTTCTCTAAAGACGATTTGATAATTCCACCTCGTGTTTTATGATTACGTTTAAAAAAGTTCGTTGGAAAAACTTCTTGAGCACGGGTAACACCTTCTCAGAAGTGAACTTAACTAGTGCAAAAACAAATCTAATCGTTGGAACTAACGGAGCAGGTAAGAGCACCATTTTGGATGCTCTTACTTTTTCTTTGTTTGGAAAACCTTTCCGTAAGATTAGCAAAGGATCTTTGGTCAATAGTATCAATGAAAAGGATACTATTGTTGAGGTTGAATTTAGTATTGGTAAGAATGAGTATCATGTGTTGCGTGGTATCAAACCAAACAAGTTTGAGATTACTGTAAACGGACAGTTGTGGAATCAAGAAGCTTCCGTTGCAGATCAACAAAAGAATTTTGAACAGAATGTTTTGAAGATGAACTTCAAATCATTTACTCAAGTTGTTATCTTGGGTGCCTCTACGTTTGTTCCCTTCATGCGAATGCCCTTAGGGCAACGAAGGGAAATCATTGAAGACATTCTAGACATTCAGATCTTCTCTACGATGAATGATAATCTGAAAGGTAAGGTCAAAATCAACAGTGAAGAACTTAGAGAAGTTGATTACTCTTTGGAAGTAGTGAAGAATAAAATTGCTCTCCAAAAAGAACACATGATGAATTTGGAGAAGCGAGACAAGGAAGAGATTGACAGAAAGCGAGCAAAAATTGCTGAATATCAGCAAAAGGAAACTGATAATAGCACTATTGTTGCAAACATAACACAACAAATCGAAAAACTTAATAAAGATATGCAGGACTATCAAGAGTCCAGTGCAAAACTTAGTAAGTTAAACACATACTTGATTAAGTTAACACATAAGTTGAACACATGTAAGAAAGAACATGAGTTCTTTGAAGACAATCATGTGTGTCCTGTGTGTACACAAGATCTAGCAGATGACTTCAGAAAAGAAAAGATTGCTAGTGGTAAAAATAAAGTTAATGAGATGACTATTGGGTGGAATGATCTCAATACTGCTATCGAACAAGAAGAAAATAGGTTTGCGAAATTTACTGAACTATCTACAGAAGTAAACGAACTCAACACTAGTCTCAATCAAACTAACTACGAGATTACTTCTATTAGAAAAACTATCAATGATATCAATCAAGAGATTGATGATCTGACTAAAGACAATGCTGATGCGAAAGCAGAGTATGAAACACTGAAGTCTCTTGTAGGAGAGAAGAAAGAGTTAGCATCTCAGTTAGAGGAATGTAGAAAAGATAAAGATACATTAAGTGTTGCATCTAAACTTCTCAAAGACAGTGGTATTAAAACTAGAATTATCAAGACCTATCTTCCTACGATGAATAAGATGATTGGTCATTATCTTCAGAGTATGGAGTTTTATGTAAACTTTACTCTCGATGAGAACTTTGAAGAAACAATTAAATCTAGATACCGTGATGTTTTTTCGTATGAGTCTTTCAGTGAAGGAGAAAAAGCTCGTATTGATATCGCTCTGTTGCTTACTTGGCGTTCTATTGCTAAGCTCAAGAATTCTGTGGATACTAACCTCTTGATTCTGGACGAGATCTTTGATGGATCTCTTGACCAATCTGGTAGTTCTGAGTTAAGCTGGATCTTAAGAAACTTTGATGATCGAACTAATGTATTCGTAATCTCTCATAAAGAGTCTATGAATGATAAGTTTGAGAGAACAATCATTGTAGAGAAACCAAAGAACTACAGTACGCTCCATGAATATTGATTTTACTCCATTCTTCTCATCGGGGTATGTGCATACAGAATTATCACCAGAAGTTAGAGAAGAAATTAATGAGTTAATTTGGACCGCAGATAGAAAACAGAAGATGAGACTTTCTGGTGTGCAGACAGATAACTGGATGCTACCAAACGCACGAGATCTTCTTTCACCTATAGTTTCAGAACTAGTAGAATCTTACAAAGTTACACATAAAGAATTGACTGATGAGTATGAACAAGAAGTTCAAAAAACAATCAGACCTAGGTATAATTTTGATTCATATACTGTAGATGTTCCGTGGGTTAATATTACTGAAAGGTATATGTACAACCCACCACATAATCACCAGGGTGTTTATAGTTGGGTTATCTTCCATGATATTCCATACTCACTAGAAGAAGAAAGAAAGGATTATAGGATTTCGATGTCCAATCAACCATACCCAGGATGTTTTTACTTTGTGCATCCTACACATTCTGGACATACATATATTCAAAATATTGAGATTGATTATCGGTCTAATGGACATATGATATTATTCCCAGCAAGGATCTATCACGGAGTACATCCATATTATTCGACTGATAAAACTAGAATTAGTTTAGCAGGCAATGTGACGCTTTAGAAACTGGTCCGACTGGGGTTCACCTAGTCGGATCTTTGTGTATCATATATGCATAACAAACAACACGTCATGCATACCCAAGAAATCAAAGGCAACCTCGCTCGTCTCCTTGCTACCGAGAATCTTATCGTAGAGCATCGCAAGACTCCTACAGCATCCTTTGACGTGGATCGTCGTGTGCTTACCCTTCCCATGTGGGACAATGCTTCTGGTGTTGTGTACGACATGCTTGTCGGTCATGAGGTAGGTCATGCTCTCTTCACTCCTAATGAAGACTGGCGTGATGTTGCAGACTGCCCTAAAGACTTTGTGAACGTCATTGAAGATGCTCGCATCGAGAAACTGATGAAGCGTAAGTTCCCTGGTCTTCGTAAGTCTTTCAATGGTGGTTACAAGGAACTGAATGATAAGGACTTTTTTGCTATTGCTGATCAAGATATCAGCAAGTTCAGTCTGATTGACCGTATCAACCTGCATTTCAAGATTGGTGCTAGTGCAATGATCCCCTTCTCTATTGAGGAGCAGGTGTTTGTTGCTCGCACTGATGTTGCTGAGACCTTTGAAGAAGTGCTGCAGATTGCTGTTGATGTACATAACTTTAGCAACAAAGTTGAAACTCCCATGACTCATGAGGAGATGCTTGAGGAAGCAGCTAAGCGTGAAAATGAAAGCACCGATGACGAACAACCTGAGCAGCAACAGCAGCAAGAGGGTGAAAGCGATCAGAGTGCAGAAGATATGCCTGCACCCCAGTCTTCTAATGCTCCAACTCAGCAGCAAAACTGGGATGATGATGAGGAAGAAGAAACTGATGATGTAGATAACATGAGTGAGGGTGGTGATACCTCAAAAACTCAACGTGCTTTTGATCAAGCATCTGAGGATTTGTCTTCACGTCATAGTAGAAATCCAATTTATGTTGAGATTCCTGAAGCAATTGACCTAGATAATCATGTTGTTGATTGGACTGTACTTCATAACTGGATTGATTCTCAAGCAGTCGATGTGGAAAATTATGAGTTTGTGGACAACCAATACTATGAGTTCCGTAAGCAATCTCAAAAGGAGGTAAACTATCTTGTTAAAGAGTTTGAGTGTCGTAAGTCTGCTGACGCTTACGCTCGTGCTAGTCAATCTAAGACTGGTGTGCTTGATACTACAAAGTTACACACTTATCGTTATAACGAAGATCTCTTCAAAAAAGTAACTGTTCTTCCTGATGGTAAGAATCATGGTTTGCTTTTCCTTCTTGACTGGTCTGGTTCCATGGCGAATGAGATCCTTGCAACTGTTAAACAAGTTCTGAATTTGACTGCATTTTGTAAGAAAGTTCAGATCCCATTTGAAGTTTATGCATTCACTAATGAGTGGTATGCTGCTAAGCGAGCAATGTCTGAAGACCCTGGTGCTGACTTGTCTTACGAGCGCACTGGTGTTAAGAAGAACACTGTACACATTGATCCTAATCACTTTCACATGATGAACTTTGTTTCATCTCGTTCTAACGCTCGTGAGTATGAGCGTCAGTGTAAGAATCTTTTCCGTGAAGCATGTTGCTACAGGTATCATGTTCGTTACAGTGCTACCTTTGGTGTTGGGTTGTCTGGTACTCCTTTGAATGAAGCTATCGTGATGCTTAACTACATCATCCCTGAGTTCAAAAAACAGAACGATTTGCAGAAAGTGAATGTCTGTATCTTGACTGATGGTGAAGCACAAGCTGTTGCATATGGTCAGGAGATCTGGCTTGATCACAAAGATGAGTACAAAGTTACTGCTCGCCGTATTGACTGGTATCAGATTCTCCGTGATCGTAAGACTGGTCGCGTTTATAATGCATTTGATTATGATAATGTTACCAACATCTTTATTCAGCAAGTGCGTGATCGTCACCCAGGTGTAAATGTTATTGGTTTCCGTGTTCTTGCTGGTAATCAACTGCAGAATTTCGTTGGTCGTTTTGCATCTTTTGAAGGATATTCAAAGATTCAGAAACAATGGAAGAAAGAGAAGTCTGTTGTGATTCCTACACCCAAGGCGTTCACTGCTTTGTACGCTATCTCTAACAACTCTTTGAGTGAAGATACAGAATTCAAAGTTGAGTGTGGCGCTAAGAAGGGAGAAATCTCTCGCGCATTTAAGAAGATGCTTGGTAGCAAATCCACAAACAAGAAACTACTCAGTTCTTTCATTGAGTATGTCGCTTGACGAACTGTCCACATGGGGTCGCTAGTGACCCCACTAAACCCTATACTATATTCATCAACACAAAACACACATGCCTTTCGCTCCCGTTCCCGTTTCAACTCAAGATCTCGTTTCTTACCTTACCGACAACTGCGGTACTGAGGTAAATACGAAGCAACTGTTTGAAGCGTCCGAGCACTTCAACTGCTCTCTCGCTACTGTAAAGAAGCGTCTTAAGGATTACAAACGCGGCATCGGCAAGTGGGACTTGACCGTTCAGGAACGCCTTGAGAAATCTCTTGCTGCTCCTGCCGCGATGCCTGCTATTGAGCAGAACCTTATTCCATCTAAAGATCCTAATTATGTTCCCTTCGGAAACTACAGCGACATCAAGAAGATTCTTCAGTCTCGTATCTTCTATCCTACTTTTATCACTGGTCTCTCAGGAAACGGTAAAACTTTCTCTGTTGAGCAAGCATGTGCTGCTCTAAATAGGGAGTTGATTCGTGTGAATATCACCATTGAAACTGACGAGGATGATCTTATTGGTGGGTTCCGTCTTGTTAATGGCGAAACTGTGTGGCACAATGGACCTGTCGTCGAAGCTTTGGAGAGGGGAGCTGTACTTCTTCTAGACGAAGTGGATCTCGCCTCTAACAAGATCCTGTGTCTCCAATCTATTCTTGAAGGTAAGGGTGTATTCCTGAAGAAAACTGGTCGTTATGTACAACCCAAGGAGGGTTTCAATGTTATTGCAACTGCAAATACTAAGGGTAAAGGCAGCGATGACGGTCGCTTTATTGGAACCAATGTTCTCAATGAGGCATTCCTTGAGCGTTTTGCGCTGACCTTTGAGCAAGAGTATCCTACCCCTGCTACCGAGAGCAAGATCTTGAAGATGGTTGCTACTTCTCTTGCAATTGCTGATGAAGAGTTCTGCACCAACCTTTCTACGTGGGCAGACATCATCCGTCGCACTTTCCGTGATGGTGGTGTTGATGAAGTGATCTCCACTCGTCGTCTTGTTCACATCATGCGAGCATTTGCTATCTGGGGTGACCGTATGAAAGCAATCAAAGTTTGCGTCAATCGTTTCGATGATGAGACTAAGCAATCTTTTATCGAACTCTATGATAAGATTGATGCTGGTGTAGACCTGAACCAAGAGGAGGAGTCTGAAGATGCATGAGCATATTCGCAACATGCTAGGTAGGGTTGTAGCATTGCGGGGCACTCAAGCCCGCACTGCTAAGATCCTTGGTGGCGACGGCATGGAACTTTACATGCAATCGATTGACGGAACCGTCTTTAAGTGCTACCATGATAATATTGAGTACATCTATGAACGTTGAGATGAGTTTCAAATATAATGAAGATGCTCTACTCCAAGAGCTACGTGATTACATTGCTGGAACGTACAACCAGCATTACTCCTCAGGTAACGACAGCATTCAAACGCTAGATCTTATTGAGGCATGTGGAGACGCTGAAGCATTCTGCAGATCTAATATTCTGAAGTATGCTTCTCGTTATGATCGGAAAGGAACTGCCCGTCGTGATATCGTGAAGATCCTTCACTACGGTTTGCTGTTACTGTATTTTTCTGATCAATCCACTAAGCGTGAGGAGTACCCCAATCGATGACTATGACCCCTACATCTACGAAGACATTAACTATTTCTGAGGAAACGTATCAGATCCTCGTAAACTTCTCGACTATTAATTCTTCGATTGTTTTCAAGAAGGGGAATCTGATTCGTACAATTGCTAACGCAGAAAATATTCTTGGTGAGTATGTCTCTGAGGAATACATTCCTCAAGACTTTGCTATCTATGATCTCTCTGAGTTTATTTCTGCTATCGGTATTTGTGCGCGAGATAATTCTCTTCCAACATTGCACTTTGATAACGATGACTATGTGACTATCAAAGGTGGTAATCTTTCTATCAGGTATTACTTCAGTGATCCTCAGATTACTTTGAAGGTTGCACCCGAGAAGGAAGTTAAGTTCCCTGGATCAAACATTTCATTCACTATTAATCAAAGTGATCTAAAAAACTTGCGTGATGCTCTCGCCAAGTTCAACCTTCCCGAAGTTCTATTCAGATCTCGTGATGGTAAAGTTACTGTACATGGTGTTGATACTGAGAATGCAACTAGTAATACATTCTGGATGGATTTCCCTGGCGGACAATCTACAGGAGATTTTGATCTGACTCTAAACACTGAGAACTTGCGTGTTGCGAGAAACTATGACTATCATGTTAAAGTTTCTGAGCACTTGCTGAGTGAGTGGGCAGTTGTTGGACCTACTAAAGATTTGCAATTGAAGTATTACATCGCACTGGAGCCTAAATGAAGAGAGATTTTCTCTGGGTGGAGAAATACCGCCCAACTAAAATTGATGAATGCATTCTCCCTGAAGGATCTAAGAAATCCTTTCAGGGTTTTCTTGACCAGGGAGAGATTCCTAACCTGCTTCTAAGCGGTCCTGCTGGTGTTGGAAAGACAACGGTTGCTCGTGCCCTCTGTGATCAGTTAGGCGCTTCCTACCTGCTTATAAACGGGTCTGACGAGGGTCGTTCTATCGATACCATCCGAAACAAGGTCAAACAGTTTGCTACTAGCATCTCACTGACCTCTAGCGCTGCCCACAAGGTGGTTATTCTGGACGAGGCAGACAACATGACCTATGACGTTCAGATGATCCTTAGAGCGTCCATTGAGGAGTATCACAGCAACTGTAGGTTTATCTTTACTTGTAACTTCATCAACAAACTGATTGATCCTATCAAGTCACGTTGCACTGTTGTTGATTTTACGATCAAACCTTCTCACAAAGAGAAACTGCAGGAGCAGTTCTTCTATCGCATCCGTGATATCCTCACAAAGGAAGAGATCAAGTATGAAGATAAGATCATCGCCAAACTTATCAGGAGATACTATCCAGACTGGCGTCGTCTTCTGAATGAAGCACAAAGGTTTGCATCTTCAGGTGAGATTGATGCAGGCATTCTTGTAGATATTGCAGACATCAATATCGATGATTTGATTAGAGCGATGAAAGATCGTAACTATTCTACAGTCAAGAACTGGGTTACCCAGAACATGGATCATGATCCCTATATGGTGATGCGAAAGATCTATGATGTTCTGTACAAACATGCTAGCAATGCTAGTATCCCTAACTGTGTACTGATTATTGCAAAGTATCAGTATCAAATTCAATTTGTCGCAGACCAAGAGATTAATACTCTTGCCTGCCTTACGGAGATTATGCTAGATGGAGTTGAGTGGAAGTCTAATGCAAGTACCAAGTAATACTGAACTGATTCATTACAAGATTCAGGCAGCGATGCGTGAGCATCATTTTAATGAAGACCAAATGAAGTATCTAGGAGAACGAGATGGAGAACACTGGTATCGAATCGGAGGAGAACATGAAGTCCCCGTTTCAGCTCTTGAAGAGTTCGAGTTTCTCGGGGAAGTTGACCCCACCGAGGAAGAAAACAACACCTAAAAATGTAAAGGAAGCTCATGAAGCTCTTTTTCATGCTACAATGAACTTGCCTGAAGCTGCAGCACATTGCGGCATGACTCAAAAGGAGTTAAAAATGACCTTCTTTGAATACCTTAAGTACAATGAGCCAAACTTTGAAGTCACTAAAGACACCTCTTCGCTACCCAGGGGGCAAAAGCAGGGCGCTAGCAAACCTGTTCCGATTCCTCCCCGACCTTTCCCAGGTAACGGAGTATCGTGAACCTTTTTTGGGTGGCGGTAGTGTAGCCCTTGAGGTTACTAAACGTTATCCCAAACTAAACATTTGGGTAAATGATCTGTACGAACCTCTGACGAACTTCTGGAAAACTTTGCAGGACGATGGGTACAAAATGTACAAGCGTCTACAAGAACTGAAGTCTAGGTATCCAGATCAAGAATCTGCAAAAGGATTATTTTTAGAAGCAAAGGAATTAGTAAATGACGATACCGTATCCCATCTATATCGCGCTTGTGCTTTCTACATTATTAACAAGTGCTCTTTTTCTGGTCTCACTGAGTCCAGCTCCTTCTCCAAGCAAGCGTCTGATTCCAATTTCTCAATGCGTGGAATTGAGAAACTACCTGGATATACGCAACTAATTCAAAATTGGAAGATTACGAATGGTCGCTATCAACAGCTTCTCACGGACGACAGGTCCATCTTCACATATCTCGATCCCCCCTACGAAATTGGATCCAACCTTTATGGTAAGCGTGGAAACATGCACAAGGGATTCGACCATGATGGGTTTGCTACTATTTGTGACCGCTTTATCGGTCCTCAACTTATATCTTATAATTCGTCTCAACTTATTCGTGAGAGGTTCGAGGGGTGGACAGTAGCAGAATTTGCACACACTTACACCATGCGCTCCGTGGGGAGTTATAATACAGATCAAGCGTCACGTAAGGAACTAGTCCTTTTTAACTATGAAGTGTGAAGTCACTCTATTCGTTGCAGGCAAAGTCTTCAAGGAAGAAGTCTATGCCCGCAACTACCAAGAAGCAAGAGAAGTCGCTCTCGCTCGTAACCCTAACGCTAAGGTAGTGGGGGTAAACGCTAAGTTCTAATGTGGAGACTATGGTGCAAGGCACTCGGAGCAAAGGAGGGTCGTAATGACCGAGAGGCAAATTGTGTGGGCGGTATACGGACTGTTATACTTCTCGCTTATCTCGTTACTAATTGTTTTATTGTGGCGGGGGTAATTAGACACTGGAATAATAACCAAACATGGGAAAACAAAGAGACAATGCAATCTGGGATTTGCTCACAAGTATAAACCAGACAAAGAAGAATCTTATTGATGTAGATCCTTCACTGGAGAAAAAATATAATACTTGGCTCATTAATAAAGCATTGTCTGGTCATACAGATGCTATCTTGTTCGTCAATGAAATGAACAAGAACTGGCATCTGGACAAGAAGTTACAGTATGACTTTTATATAAATACTTTACGACCAAGGTTTCGTAAGAATTACTTTGGGAAAAAAGAGTCGATTGATTACCTTGATGATGTAAAAGAATACTTTGGTTACAGTTATACCAAAGCTCTTGAAACTATCAGGATTCTATCACTAGACGATTTAGAAACCATACGTAAATTATTAGATAAAGGTGGAATGAGATGAGTGTTGAGACTGTCGTCCAGTGGAAGCAATCTGATATGATTGAAGTGGTTCTAAAAGAACCAGATGACTTCCTAAAAGTACGTGAAACTCTAACAAGAATTGGAGTTGCATCACGTAAAGAAAGAAAAATCTATCAGTCCTGTCATATTCTGCATAAGCAGGGCAAGTATTATATTGTACACTTCAAAGAACTGTTCGCCTTGGACGGCAAGAGTGCAAACATTACAGAGAATGATGTTCAACGTAGGAACAGAATTGCACAGTTGTTGTGTGACTGGGGTCTACTAAACATTGTTGAACCAGATAGTGTTGGTGAGTTAGCACCACTCAATCAGATCAAAGTTATTTCATTTAAAGAAAAAGGTGAGTGGACATTAGAATCCAAATACAATATTGGAAAGAAAAAAGTCTAGGAAACCGTAATGATAGAGGGGGTTCTCAACACCCCCTTTTTTTATGCTATCCTGTTAAATATTAGTGTGATGCCTAACGGGTCACATTAAACATATGTCGCTTTTAGGAGGACAATCATGGTAGACTTTAATATCTATTCGCCATTTTCTTTAGGATTCGATGAGACATTCAGTAGACTTGAAGCTCTTGCGGGAGCTGGAACAAACTATCCACCGTACAATGTTATTAACGGACGTGATGGTAGAACCACTTTGGAAATCGCTCTTGCTGGATTTTCAAGCGAAGATATCCGAGTGGAGACAGAACGAAATGTTCTGACTGTTTCTGCAAAGAAAGCACCTAGAGACAAAGACAGGGCATACGCTCACCAAGGTATCTCATACAGAACCTTTTCCAAGAACTGGCAGTTAGGATCTGATGTAGTAGTTGAGAACGTCAAATTCACTGACGGATTACTCATCGTTGATCTGAAGAAGGAACTGCCCGAGAAGGAAAAAAGGAAACTCTGGTTTGGTGAGGAATGATTCCCTTCCCGCGAGGCTTGCAAGCCTCGCTTTTTTAGTATATAATAAAATGTGGATTGAGGAAAGACCATGAGCATCAAACTCTGTGTGCTCTCGGATGGGGTGAGAGTGATCGGTGACTTCTATGAAGTTACTAATACTTTTAAAAAAGTAGTTGGTTATGCAATCATCCATCCTCAAATCATTTCCATGACTAGAACTGTTCCTTCGACCATTGGTAAACAAACCAATGAATCTCAGTTCAATGTTCAATTTTCACCTTGGAATCCATTTGCAAAGAATCAGTTCTTTAAGTTGAACATGGATCGAGTTGTAAGTGTAAACGATCCGCGTGAGGACATTAAACAAATCTATCAGGAACAGTTCTATGTGGAAAATTATCTTGATGAACTAATACCCGACGAACCTTTGGAGAGAATTATCTATGACGATTCAAGTCGTTAATATGAAATATACGGGGCAACTGATTATTACTGATCTTGCTAACGTATGGGAAAGTGAGGAGGCAAAGGATGAAGGCAAACCCCCTGTATGTCTTTCGTTCGCTAAACCTTATGTACTTGAAATCGACAGTCTGACTGACGATGGTTATAATCTACGCATGAGCAAGTGGAATCCTTTTACGGATGAAGCAGCGTTTCAAGTTGCGTTTGATCTAGTCACTACTATTAGTGAACCCAAAGCAGCAATTGTTGAGGCATATACTAATCGTCTCACACAAGACGCAAACGATAACACACCAGACTCTCTAAAAGATGGACAAGAAACTACTAAAGATTCAAAGTGAACCTTGGATTGTTGCCGAGGTAGAGGCGGTTGAAGATGCTGTCCTGGGAGAACCAGACTGCATTCTCATCAACCCCAAGACGGTTGACGGAGAGAAGTGGCCTAAGTTTTCTGACGATACTGAGGTTGCGCTCCGTTCATCTGATATAATTGTAATGGTTAACGCTTCCGAAGAAGTTTCTAAAGAGTATTTGTCTGAATGAAGTTTTACACAAACGTTGAGCAAGCAGGAAACAACCTGCTAGTTCGTGGATATGAAGGTGGGCAGGCTTTCAGTGAAAAGGTTAAGTTTAACCCTACACTGTACCTGCCCACTTCTAATTTCTCTAAGTGGAGGACACTGGAGGGGCAGTGTGTGGAACCTATGAAACAAGGAACCATCTCTGATGCAAAGGAGACCATCCAACGATACCGTGATGTAACCAACATGGAAGTGTATGGTAACACACGGTATTTGTATCAGTATATTGCTGAGGAATATCCAGCGGATCAAGTTCAGTTTGATCCTAAACAGATCCGTGTGTTCAACGTTGATATTGAGACTGCTGCAGAGAATGGTTTCCCAGACATCGAGACTGCGGACCAGGAGATTCTTGCTATCTCATTGAAAGATTCTCATACTGGTCGCATCATTGTGTTTGGTGCTCGTCCTTTTGATAATAAAGATCCTCAAGTTGATTACTTGCACTTCAGAACTGAGAACGGAATGCTCCAAGCGTTCCTAGAGTATTGGATTGAAAACTACCCTGACGTTATTACTGGTTGGAATGTACAGCTTTTTGATATTCCCTATATTGCTGGGCGTATTGATCGGGTACTTGGTGATAGGTATACTCGTTTTCTTAGCCCGTGGCGTCTTATTTCTAGACGTGAGATTTACATCAAAGGACGGAAGCAGATTGCCTATGATCTTCCAGGGATTGCTACTCTGGATTATCTTGAGTTATACAGAAAGTTTACGTACTCTAATCAAGAATCTTACAAACTTGACTACATCTGTTCTGTCGAACTCGGAGAGAAAAAACTAGATCACTCTGAGTACGATACATTCAAAGAGTTCTATCAGAATGACTGGCAGAAGTTTATTGAGTACAACATCCACGACGTTCGTCTGGTTGATAAACTTGATAATAAGATGAAGTTACTTGATCTTGCATTCACTATGGCTTATGATGCTAAGGTGAATTATGAAGATGTGTTTTCACAAGTTCGCATGTGGGATAACTATATCTACGTGGAACTTCTTAAGAGAAAGATTGCGATCCCTCCTAAGAAAGAAAGCGCAACCAAGACCGAGAAGTATGCAGGTGCATATGTCAAGGAACCGATTCCAGGAATGTATGATTGGGTGGTCTCTTTTGACCTTAATAGCCTATATCCTCATCTTATTATGCAGTACAACATCTCTCCCGAGACGCTCCAGGACGCTAGACATCCAGCGGCAACAGTTGATAAGATACTTGATAAACAGGTAGATATCGATGGTCAGTTTGCTGTATGTGCTAACGGTGCTCAGTACCGTAAAGACATGCATGGATTTCTGCCTCAGATGATGCAGAAAATGTACGACGAGCGTGTTGTCTTTAAGAAAAAGATGATCGCAGCTAAAAAAGAATATGAAAAAAATCCGTCCGTTGAACTTACCAACGAAATATCCAGATGTAACAACATCCAGATGGCTAAGAAGATTAGTCTTAATAGTGCTTATGGCGCTATCGGTAACGAGCATTTTCGTTATTACAAACTCGCTAACGCAGAAGCAATCACCCTGTCTGGACAAGTCTCAATCCGCTGGATTGAGAACAAGATGAATTCTTATCTAAATAAACTACTCTCTACAGACAAGGAGGATTACGTCATTGCATCAGACACTGACTCAATCTATCTTAATCTCGGACCTCTTGTTAATAAATTTCTTGGTCATAAGTCTGGCGACAAAGCAGCAGTTGTTGGGTTACTTGATAAGATCTGCCAGGAGAAACTGGAACCTTTTATCGAACGTTCATACGAAGAACTGGCGCATTACGTTTCGGCGTATGACCAGAAAATGCAGATGAAACGTGAGAACATCGCTGATCGTGGTATCTGGACTGCGAAGAAGCGATACATTCTTAATGTATGGGATAGTGAAGGTGTCCGTTACAAGGAACCTAAACTGAAGATCATGGGACTGGAGACCGCCAGGTCTTCTACACCTGCATACTTCAGAACAAAGCTCTATGATGCTTTCAAGATGATCGTTACTAAGACTAACGATGATCTTATTAAATACGTGGAAGAGACAAAAAGAGAAGCATGTTCACAAGACTATTCTCAGATCTCTTTTCCTCGTGGTGTAAATGGGTTGGATAAGTATCGCAGTAAATCTAACATCTATGAGAAGGGAACACCTATTCATGTTAGGGGTGCGCTATTGTACAACCATTATGTTCGACAAAACAAAGTCGATAACAAATACCAAATAATTCAGGAAGGCGAGAAGATCAAGTTTGTCTATCTAAAAATGCCTAACCCTATCATGGAAAACTGTATCTCATATTTCACTGAGATCCCAAAGGAGTTTGGGTTGGACAAATACATTGATTACAGTCTGCAGTTCGACAAGTCGTTCTTGAAACCTCTTGAGAATGTGCTAGAATGTATTGGTTGGACAAGCAAGAAGACCGTCACCCTTGGGAGATTCTTTGGATGAGTAAAAAGGTTTTTGTTGTTACATGGACCAACTCTGTCGTAGGACAAGTAGGTTCAGAAGACATCAAATGTTTTGAGAACTACAACACTGCTCTTGGTTTTGCTAAACTAATGAAGCAGTCTTATACTTATGTAAACTTATTTGAGGACGAAGCAACACAATGGGATTCTTAGATACCGTAATTAAAGACAGTGGAAACGAATTTGCTGCAAGAGTTAGTGAAGGGGTCGCTGCTGGGGACATCACAAGTTATATTGATACTGGTTCTTATATTTTCAATGCCCTGGTTAGTGGTTCGATTTATGGAGGTCTTCCTTCCAACAAAGTTACAGCTCTCGCTGGTGAATCAAGCACGGGAAAGACTTTTTTTGCTCTTTCTGTCGTTCGTAATTTCCTCGATCTTAATCCTACAGGTGGAGTCATTTACTTTGAGTCTGAGTCAGCGATTTCTAAATCAATGATTGAAGAACGAGGCATTGATTCTAATCGTATGATCATGATGCCTGTAGCTACTATTGAAGAGTTCCGTACACAGGCGTGTCGTATCCTAGATAAGTATCTGAAAGAACCTAAGGAGGAACGTGTGCCTATGCTGTTCGTCTTGGACAGTCTTGGTATGCTCTCCACCACCAAAGAGATGGAGGACGTTGCTAACGATAAGCAGGTACGAGACATGACTAAGAGTCAGTTGATCAAAGGTGCCTTCCGTGTGCTAACATTGAAACTCGGTCAAGCAAACGTACCTATGCTGGTTACTAACCATACATATGATGTGATCGGTTCCTATGTTCCTACCAAGGAAATGGGCGGCGGTACAGGTCTGAAGTATGCTGCTTCTACTATCATCTATCTTACCAAGAGTAAAGAACGTGATAGTAAAAAGGATGTTATTGGTAACATTATCAAATGCGAGGCGAAAAAGTCTCGTCTAACAATCGAAGGGAGTAAAGTTGCAACACGTCTATTTTTTGACGAGCGAGGTCTTGACCAATACTACGGCTTATTGGAACTGGGTATCGAGCACGGAATCTTCGGGAAGAACGGCAATAGGGTTCTTATTGGGGAATCTTCCGTTTATCCTTCTGCTGTACTTGCTGATCCCGAAAAATACTTTACCCCCGAAGTCATGATGAAACTAGATAAGGCAGCAGAAAAGGAGTTCGCTTATGGCAACTGAGAGGATCGAAGAAACTATTGTTCGTAACCTCTTATGCAACGAAGACTACTACAGAAAAGTAATCCCTCATCTTGATATAGATTACTTTGAACAAGTAGTAGATAGAACTATCTTTGAAGAGATTAAGGACTTCTCTGGTAAGTATGAACAGTTGCCTACGAAAGAGGTTCTTAGAATTAGTTTAGGACAAAGAAGTGATGTTACTGATGATACGTACAAGAGCTCTCTTGACCAGATTTCTTCGTATACTGAGGAATGGGTTGACTTTGACTGGCTCATTGATGCGACGGAGAAATGGTGTCAAGAACGCGCCATCTACAACGCACTCATGGAGTCGATCAAAATCGCAGATGGAAGCGATTCAAAGATATCAAAGGATGCGATCCCCTCAATACTACAGAACGCTCTTAGCGTATCGTTTGATGAACACATAGGACATGACTACATAGAATCTGCCGATGCCCGCTACGAGTTTTACCACAGAGATGAAGAAAAAATCCCGTTTGATCTTGAAAAGTTCAACTACATTACAAAAGGTGGTCTGCCTAACAAGACTCTCAATGTCGCACTTGCTGGCACAGGCGTCGGCAAGTCTCTATTCATGTGCCACATGGCTAGTGCCGCACTCCTGCAGGGGCGCAACGTACTCTACGTTACACTTGAGATGGCAGAGGAGAAGATTGCTGAACGAATTGACGCAAACTGTCTCAACATCAATATCAAAGATCTAACTGATGTTCCACAGGTAATGTTCAGATCTAAGATTGCTGATCTCCAACGTAAGACTACAGGCAAACTTATCATCAAAGAATATCCTACAGCATCTGCACATGCTGGACACTTCCGTTCTTTGTTGAATGATCTGACCTTGAAAAAATCATTCAAACCTGATATAATTTTTATTGATTACCTTAACATCTGCGCCAGTGTTCGATACAAGGGTGCTATTGTGAATTCCTACACATACGTTAAGGCAATTGCTGAAGAACTCAGAGGTCTTGCCTGTGAGTTTGATGTACCCATTGTCTCCGCAACGCAAACTACAAGGTCTGGTTATGGTAACAGTGAGGTTGAACTAACAGATACGTCTGAGAGTTTCGGTCTTCCTGCTACTGCAGACCTTATGTTTGCGCTAATCTCTACTGAAGAGTTGGAAGGTGAGGGTAAGTTGTTGGTCAAGCAACTCAAAAATCGATATAATGATCTAACTTCTAACAGAAAATTTGTGGTTGGTATTGATCGTTCTAAGATGAAACTCTTTGACGTTGACGATTCTCAGAACACACTGATTACAGAAGTTGCTGAAGAAGAAGTCGCAGACTCTTTCGATTCTCTCAAAAAGAATCAAGCACGACTTTCCAAATTTGCTGAATGGAACTACTAGATTATGTAAAGAAGTATCGTCTCCCTGAAGACATACTAGATTATCACTTCACTTTAGAGTTTGAAAAGTGGGCACGGCATCAATGGTATGCTCCTGGTCAAGGACATCACCATGAGGATAATGACCCAGAAATTAATTACATCTGTGATAGTGATGCTCACAATATTTTTACACCAGTAATATATGATCTAGTAAAAGGATATAGTCGTGAGGTTTCTCCTGACGACATGATAAAATTTGTGAGTCCTCCCCGCTTGAATAAGTATTGTGAGGGAGATTTCATGAAAGAACATGCAGATTTAATCTATTCATTGTTTAGATCTGCTTCACCAGAACAACAGGGTGTACCTGTGTTGAGTATTATCACTGATGTTAGTGAAAAATACACTGGTGGACAGTTCATCATCTGTGGACAGGACATGGAAATGACCCCAGGTGATGTTATAATATTTCCGTCTGCATTCATGTACAGACATGAAGTCCTTCCTGTGACTTCTGGAACACGAATCTCTATTGTTAATTGGGCATGGTAACTATGACTACTTCTACACCTAAAGTTGATTACGACAAATATCTTAAGTTTGTTGATCAGGTAACTAGTTTTCCTTCAAAGGATACTGACGAGTTTGTTGCTCGCATCCGTGATCTGGAGGAGAAAGGTGTAAACATTGAGCGTCTTCTGACTGCAGCTGTTGGTATCACCGCTGAAGGTGGTGAGTTTACTGAGATTGTAAAGAAGATTGCATTCCAAGGAAAAGAACTGTCTGATGACGTGAAGACTCACCTTGTAAAAGAAATGGGTGATGTGTTCTGGTATCTCGCTCAAGCATGTATCGCACTGGATGTAGATTTCCAGACTGTTGTAGTGACTAACATGATGAAACTTGCAGCACGATACCCCGAAGGCACGTTCAACATCATGCAATCGGAAGTTCGGAAAGAAGGAGACATCTGATTTCTGCCCCCTCACTAAATAAGTGGGGGGTCTTTTTTTATGGCGGCACAGAAGGGTTTTATTTACGAGGAGAATACCGCTGATTTTCTAAAACCAGCAGGAATTGTGCCGCAGAATTTTATGCCTGCTGGAGCAGGACACGATCAACCTGATTTGATGATCCAGTTCAATGGTAAAGAAGCTGGATTGGAACTAAAGATCAACCAGGCATCGTTTGGATCTCTTGTGTTGCATTTCTATAGAGAACAACAACTAAAAGGTAACAACCCATGGTCTTGGGGATCTATCGGAGCAGATGAGAAAGAAAAATTATTCTTACAAGACCTTGGAACTAGACTAAAAGTTCTAGATGAGATTAAAAAGAACTGGACTAAGACACCACATCTAATTCAAGATAGACAGAAGTTGTGGAACACTCCAGCAATGAAAAAAATTTATACCAAGATGGGACCTAGAGGTCGGTATGGATTTGATAAGAAAAATTTTGAAGACTTCAGAATTGATATTAGTGCTAGAGAAATTGAGAGTTATTATAACCTGAAGGATACATATTATATTCAAGTAGGAACTCATGGTTTCTTCTTACTTGGTAGTAGAGATCCATTGAAATTGAATCAGTCAAACAGAGAACGTGGACTGAAACCAATTCCTCAGTTTTCTGCTTCATGTAATTCCACTGCTCGTATTAGATGTCAGTCTAAAGGCGTCACAAAAGCAGAGCAGAGGTTTGTACAAACTGGTGATATTTTTGGACCTAATGGTTATCAGTTTACCTTTGAGTTACAAGTCAAGGGTTTAAAAAAATCTCCATATAATATTGCACCTCTTGCTGCAAGAAGTGTCGTGCCTAACAAAGACAAAGCAACTCTAGAATTTCTGCAGTAATGTCTAACATCAAGCAACTAAAACACTTAGAACACTTAGAAGATGAGATGCTGAACTACGGTGTCGCTGGATGTAAGGCAGCAGTATCATTCTTAGAGGAACTAAAGAAGATGCTGGGTCAGCAGGACAGTGGTGGATTCATGCAGACTAAGTGGGACGGTGCTCCCTCTGTTGTTTGTGGTGTAAATCCAGAGAACGGTATGTTCTTTGTCGGTACAAAATCTGTCTTCAATAAAACAGAACCAAAAATTTTGTATTCTGAAGCAGAAGTTGATATGTTGTACAGTGGAGACTTAGCAGAGAAACTAAAGTATTCTCTCAGGTATTTCAGTGAACTTGGTATTGAAGGTGTGGTCCAAGGTGACCTGCTATTTACAACTGATCTAAGGAGAGAAACAATTGATGGAGAAAACTTATACACATTTAGACCTAATACAATTACCTATGGTATTCCAGTTGATCATCCAATTGGAGTTAAAGCGGGCAGAGCAAAGATCGGCGTAGTATTTCATACACACTACACTGGTACTGAACTAGCATCGATGCAAGCAAGAGCTGGTGCTGATGTAAAAGAATCTGCTGATGCATTAGTAGTAAAAAATGATACACCTATGCATAAAGTTGGTATGACTCGTGTTGAGATGACCAAGTTTAATAATTCAATTAAAAAAATTGAACGTATGTGTATAACCTGTGGTGATTTCTTGAATGAATTGGTCGATGCTCAGGGTAAAACTGGTGACGCAAAGTTTCACATCTCTTCTTTCTTAAAACCATTCTTTAATGATGAGATCAAGAACGCTAGAGCGATAGGAAACATATCACAAACTCTAGAAAATCTTGCTAATTTTTACCATGCAAAAACATCAAAGGAGTTAGCAAAGATTAAGACAGAGAAAAACCTTGTCGCTAAAAGAAATCTTGTGTACAAGAGTGAAAACTATCTCATGGAAAATGAGGCTAAGTTCAAAGCAATGCTTGCACTCTATAAAGAACTGCAAGCAGTGAAGCAATTGGTTATAGATAAACTCGATCACCTAGAAGAGTTTAGAACATTTGTTCAAACTGAGAATGGGTATAAGGTTACTACTCCTGAAGGATATGTTCTTCATAAAGATGGAAGTATGATTAAGTTCGTCAACCGTCTGGAGTTTGCATTCAATAACTTCACTTTACAGAAGCAATGGCGTTAGACGGAAAGGTTTGCTATTTTACATTTGGTAGGTTTCAACCACCTACCACTGGTCATGCTGAGAATTTTGATGGTGTTAAACGTGCTGCAGGATCAAATGACTATTTGATTTATATTTCTCAGAGTGAAGACAAGAAAGGTAGCAACCCTCTTCCTCCCGCGTTGAAACTTTCCTACATGAACAAGATGTTTCCTCAACATCGTGGTAAAATAATCTCTGGTCCTAGAGATCCAGTAGCGATCTTGAAAGATTTGATGATGAGAGGATATGATGAAGTCCATTTTCTTGTGGGATCTGATAGAGTCAATGCTATGAAGTTCCTACATAGATACAATGGTACTGAATATTCTTTTCGTCAAATTTATATTGAATCTTCTGGTAGTAGAGACGCAGACGGGGATACATTTGCTATTTCAGGCACCAAAATGAGACGCGCTGCACATGCTGGTGATTTTAAGGCATTTCGCCAAGGAATTCCTAAAGCACTATCAGACAAAGATACTAAAGAACTGATGAAAGAGATTGCTGATAGACTACCCGCTAATTTTAAATGAGAACTTTTAAAGATATAAAAGAACAAGCTGTAAGACAAAACTTTCGTAAGGGTAACATCTATACGGAAGGGCAGGTTGTGATGAATGTGAACACTGGAGAGAAGGGTAAGATCATCCGTACTGGTCCCAACTACGTGATTTGTGTAACAGAAAGCAATGAGATGTTCCGCGCATGGGTTCGCGACATCAGGGAAGTAAACGAAGTTATAAATAAACCCAGGAGAACACTATTTTTTACTCATGGACAAGCAAACACCATCAACATCAGTGCGTCATAACGATGCTCTCTCAGAGGCTCTAATTAGTTCTTATACGAGATGGATGGATGGTGATACATTCCAACATTCCACCGTAGAAGAAGAAGGAATCCCTGCTCTAAAGAAGAGAGAAGACCTAGACAACGGAACCAAGAAAGATCCAAAAGCAAACGCGGGTGCTCCTGATCCTGCTACGGAGTTGGTTGGTTCTATGACTATGGGTCAGGGTTCTGCTTCTCGTGGAGTGAAGCAATCCCATGGTGCTGAGATCCGAGATACTACAAAACTAGTAGCAAGGGAGGAAGCAGAAAATGTCGAAGAAGGAAAGAAAGGACTCTATGCCAACATCCACGCAAAGCGGAAGCGTGGAGAAGCACCTGCGAAGCCAGGATCCAAAGACTATCCAGCAAAGGATGCGTTTAAAAAGGCTGCAAGAACTGCTAAGGAAGAAGTATCGTTTGAACTCGATGGAGAAACTTATGTCTTTGAGAGAGAAGTCCTAGGTGAAGGAATGAAGCAGGCACGTAAGAATGTCGGTGCTTCTACTTGCTGGAAAGGATACAAAGCAAAGGGTACTAAGACTAAGGATGGTAAAGAAGTTCCTAACTGTGTAAAAGAACATAAATCGAAGAAAGTTGAGTGTCCTGAGTGTCATGGTAGGAAAGGCGGTTGCAATCACTGCGACGGCAAAGGTTACCATATGGAAAGTATTGAAAACTTCTCAGAATATTTTGAGAAAGATCCTAAGTCTGGTAAGATGGTGAAGAAGCATAACTGTGCTAAGAAAGTTAAGTATAAGAAAGAAGAGTTTGATGTTGTCTCTGGTGAGCACACCATGCTAGAGGATGGAACTGTAACTCATTACGATATCATCAGAGAGAATCAGATTCATCACAACGTTCCTGTTGAGGAACTTGAGATTATGATCAGCGAAGTTCATGAACACGTTGTAAATGATGATAAGAACAAAGAAGTTCTTGGTGAGAAGAAACTTGATCCAGTAGGTAAAGAAGACAAGGACATCGATAACGACGGTGACCATGATAAGTCTGATAAGTATCTACTCTCTCGCCGTAAGAAAGTCGGTAAGATCATCGCTGCTAAGAACAGATCCGCAAAAAAGTAACTGAGGCTTGCGATTGCGACGACAAGCCTAAGACTAAAAAATCGAAGTCTGTTGAGGTGATGCCTGTTATTGACGACGGCAAAGACCAGAAGAATCCTAAAAAGAAAAAGGATATCTACGTCAAGGAAGAGGCACCGAAGGGAAAAAAGTATGAGCGTATGATCAAACATATTAAAAGATCATACGCTAAAGACGGTAAATTAACGAAGGATGAGAAGTCCATCGCATATGCTACCGCGTGGAAACATAAGAACAAGAATAAATAAAATTGCAACTTGCAATTTAAGATCATGCTCGCATTTCTACTTCCCTTAGCATCTAAAATTATCACAGATGCTGTATCGAAAATCCCTGAGAACGAAGAACTCGGTGAGAAACTAATCGAAATCTGTCTACTCATCTTGGGTAAAGCGGTGAAGCTTACCAAGACTGATATGGACGATCAATTGCTAGAAGCGGTTTCAAAAGCAATCGCTGCTAGAGAAGAGTGATATAATGGTGGAGGGGAGACCCTCCACTTTTTATAAATAAAATCTAGGAAATCATATACGAGAGTAAAACAATGCCCATCCTCGGACTTATTGACGCTGCAACGTTTAGTAATGCAGTCGGCGTCACTACGGGTTCAGCAACCGTAACCAAAAATGCTGCAGATGCAATTGACGCAGGCGACATTATTGAACTCAGTGGAGTTCGATACTATGTTAAGAGTGTTGATAGTACGACTCAGATTACTTTGGGTTCAAACTATGCAGCAGCTACGAATACAGCTCTAGCAGGTGCTGTTCGTCGCACTGCTCCTAAGGCACTCGCTGATTATGTTGTCGGTGGTGGTGATTCTGCTTCCGCTGATGTACAAATCCTTGGCGTAAGTCTTGCAGAAGCACAACTCTCGGAAAACAAGGCTCGTGGTATTTCATCCCCAGGATGGTGGGCATATAGAACCTACACTGACGCAGCAGGTACTACTCGCCACAAGGCAGAATGTATTGCTTCTTTCAAAGATGGTTCCGCAGTATCTGGTGATGCTACCGATGACGCAGTAGTCGGTGACGTTACTTCGCTCATCACGATTTCCACTCAACCTACCGATCAAGACACTTCTGGTGGAGCAGCAACCTTTACGGTCGCAGCATCTTCCACAGGATCTGGTGCATCTCTCACCTATCAATGGCAAAAACTTGACGTTGCTGGAGATCAATGGGCAAATGTTTCTGGAGCAACTTCTGCTTCTCTTGCACTCACAGGTCAGCAAGCTGCTGATGATGGAGACAAGTATAGAGTCAAGATCAACAACAGCATTGGTGGTGTTGAAGTAATCTCTGCTGTAGCAACACTAACGTTTGTTAACTGATGAATGAAATTTGACGAACTAAATCATGAAAACTGGATGATCTTTGCGATCAAGCATTACGATAATCCACTCTCTGTTACTTATGAGGACTTTGAAGAAGATCTCAAGCGTTTCAAATATATCAAACGATTACTCAGGAGATATGAAACATCAGGTGACTTCAAAGTCCATCTTATATTAAACCATATCATTATCCTTTATAATGCATTTGGTGACGCGGCGACACCGCTTTTATTTTTTAAGATTGATGCAAACCACTGGTCTATCCTTAGAGCATTCATGCAGTTTTTGGATAGATTACCCCCCTCACTAAATACTGATATAGACGAAGAATGTCTGAGGCAACTGAACCTAATCTGAATGAAATGATCGCTGGAGACGGCGCTCACCTTGCGATGCCCCCAGCATTCGTATTTGTTAACCCTAAATCTGCTCGCAAATATAAGAAAGCGAATCAGGATAAAGTTGACGGACGTACAAAAGGCGCACGTCAAATGCTCTCACGTATCACCAACCGTAAGAAAATGAAGGAAGAATTAGAAGCACAAACTATTTCTGAAGCAGTGCCCTCGGAAACTGAGAGAGCACAGAAGCAGATTGGTCAGATGAAGAAACTGAAGCGTCAGAAGGCACTTCAGGATAAGAAAGCTCAGGCAAAGAAAGGAATGCAAGATAAGACATCTGAAATGGATGTTCTTATGAAGGCACGTCTATCTGACTTTAAGAAGAAAGCTTCTAGTCAGACAAAGAAACTACAAAAAAACTCTGTTGAATTTGAAGGCAATAGTATTATGGAAAACACAAACACTATGGACGCAATGGATGTTGCACTACAGGTTGCGACTTCTGAAATGACTGGTACAGTTGGAGAGACTGACTTTGCTAAGATCACTTTTGGTGATGGATCTCAGCAAAATCTAGACAACTACTCCGCTAAGAAGATTGCTGCATGTTATGCACAACTCGATGATAGTATGCAACAGCAGTATCGTTACATGCTGAACAAAGACGCTACCACTTATCAGGCAGCACTGGACTTTGCTATGAGGAACGTCTAAATGGCTTTCGGTCTTGGTAAATTAGCGGTCCTTGAAAGCAAACTCGATATTTATGAAGACCTATCACAACAGATGCTCGATAAACTTGAGCGAGCTGTTGGTACAATTTCGGATAATAGTAACAAGATTGCTATTATCCTAGAACGTCATGAGAATCGCTTGGATGAAGGCGACAAATCTAATCAACTCATTATTAAAATGATTGAGGAGATGAAAGCAACTCATGAAAAGGACAATGAGACTCTGCATGATAGAGTGTCTGCATTACAAAAGAAAGTAGATACTAATGCTAAGTTTGTTATAGGTGCTACTGCCGTAATAGCAACCATTGTGACGATTGCTCAAGTGGCTGCACCACTTCTCAAACCATTGACTCAACAACAATCTTCTGCTACCATACAAAGACTGGTTGCTTAAGATGAATGCTAATCGACGAAGAATACATCGGACTGATTTCTTTTCGGTTATCTCATTTTTCTAAAAAACGTAAGAACGTCTGGAACTTTAGGTGTCCCTACTGTGGTGATTCACAGAAGCATAAGAACAAAGCACGGGGATACTTCTTTAAGATCAAGAATGACTACGTATACAAGTGCCACAACTGTGGTGTAGGGAGAACCTTATCCAATTTTTTAAAGGATCAAGACCCAATTCTTCATGATCGTTATATCATGGAGAAGTTTAGAGACTCTGGATCTAAGACTGGTAAGGGTTCTTTCACACCCAACCCCAAATTTAATTTTAAAGATCCTGTTTTTGCAAAAACTGATACAAAAAAAGTCGATCTTCAAAAAATTTCTGAGCTAAATAGTTCTCACCCAGCGCGAGAATACTTAGAGAAGAGACGTATCAAAGATCTAGAAAACTTCTATTACTGTCCAAAGTTTAAACAATGGACAAACTCTCAAAAGAAAGTCTTTGATACCCTTCGACAAGATAGTGACCGCATCATCATCCCATTTAAAGACAAGGAAGGAATACTCTTCGGATACCAAGGCAGATCGCTCGCCCCCAAGGCAAAACTCAGATACATTACGGTCATGCTGGACGAAGAGAAACCTAAATTGTTTGGACTTAACACTGTAAATTATGACGAACCAGTATACATCTGCGAAGGACCTTTCGACAGCACGTTCATTCGCAACTCGATTGCTATGTGTGGAAGTGATTTTCATGCTAGTGGTTGGGGGATTAGCAATCCTATCTGGATCTATGATAACGAACCAAGAAATAGAGAGATCGTCAACAAAATCAACGATGCCGTCAATAGAGGCGACACCGTAGTCATTTGGCCAAACAACATCCACGAGAAAGATATCAATGATATGGTTCTCGCTGGACATGACGTGCAATCTCTGGTAGAATCTAATGTCTACCAAGGATTAGAAGCAAAATTAAAACTAAACCACTGGAAAAAAGTATGAGCAACGGTCACGGCACACAAGTAAAAAAGCGTAATGGTTCCGTCGAACCATTGAATCTAGAAAAGATTCACAAAGTCGTAGAAGAAGCATGTGAAGGTCTCGGCGGAGGCGTAAGTTCTTCTCAAGTAGAAATGAACTCTGGTATTCAGTTCTTTGATGGTATTACAACTGAAGCAATCCAAGAAATTCTTGTTAGATCTGCTAGTGATCTGATTAGTTTGGAGACTCCTAACTATCAATTCGTTGCCGCCAGACTGCTCCTGTATGGACTCAAGAAGCAAGTCTTTGGTGTTGGGTGGGTGAAAGGTCATCCGCCTGTTCTAGACCATGCTAGGCACCTTGTAGAGCGTGGTGTATATGATGAAGGTATTCTTGATCGCTATACAGAATCTGAGTGGGAACAGATCAATAGTTTTGTTGATCATGAACGCGACTATTTGTTTACATATGCTGGTATTCGACAGGTAGCAGATAAATATCTGGTACAAGATCGTAGCAGTGGGGAAGTCTATGAGACTCCTCAGTATATGTACATTATGATTGCTGCGACTTTGTTCCAAGAGTATCCACAGGAGACCAGACTCGATTATGTCCGACGATACTACGAAGCGACAAGCAGACACAAAATCAACATTCCCACACCTATCATGGCGGGAGTGCGAACTCCACTTCGACAATTTGCTAGCTGTGTTCTTGTTGATTCTGATGACACCCTCGATAGCATCTTTAGTTCTGATATGGCTATCGGC